CATGGCCTTCATCAACGTGTCGATGGTGTCGTCGGACGGGATCTGCCCCAGGTTCGCCATGGTCCCCGGGTCCGCGACTCCTGATAGTTTTTGCATCAGGTCCTGGGCGAATTGAATGGCTTGCATGATCATGGCATCCAGCGACGGAGGATTGATCACATTGATCCCCTTGCCGCTTGCCATATTAGTCTGTAATTTCGCGCCCGGCGCAGAACTATCGAACTTACGCATCTCAGCTTTGGACACATTCCGATCCGCGATCACCATGGGCTGCGCGACCTGGCGATTGTGCGTGTCGATCACGTTCAGGTTCGAGTTGATCGAGTTCTGGAGGGGGATGCAGTCCCAGAGCGGCGCTTTGCCGAACCAGCTCATCGGCCAGGGATTCAGCGTGAGCTTGATCACCGGGAACTTCGCGTGCCAGTACGGACTGGGGCCGTCGTAGAGCTTCGCCCCGCCGCCCCAGACGATCATGCGCTTGAACGGGTAAAGCGGCGCGCCGGGCGGGACCTCGTAGCTCCAGGGCGTGGAGGGCTTGCCGTCTTCCCACTTGCCCATGCGCACAGTCTTGCCGCTCGTGTTGAGCCGGTTGTCCATGAGGTACATCGTGTTCACATAGACCGTATCCGAGTGCGGGATGGGGGAGTCCGCGCGGGATTTCTTCGAGAGCGGGCCGCCGCGTTCGCCGGGGCCGTCGATGATCCGGGTGAGCCAGCCGAAGTACGTCCCAGGACCTCCCACGTCCGGCCGGACAGTCTTGTCGTACTCTTCCTTCACCCAGTCCGGGGTGCGCGGCCGGCGGAGGATGATTCCCAGCGAGTCCTGAACTGTGTGGTAGCTGAGCGGATCAATGGGGAAGACATTCCTCGGGTCCTCCGCCTCGACCATCATGTCCTGGATCCGGCGGGAGTAGTAGAGATGCGCGAAGCCAGTCCCGGCGACCGTGTAATACCGGATCACGTCGCCGATCCTCAACGCAATCTGGCGGTCCGCGTACCAGCGCTCCGCGCTCTTGTTCGAGATCCGCGCCTGCGGCTGGTACTTGGAGTTCTCGGTCGAGTAGTTCCAGAAATAGCGCGTGTCCGTGAGCTGCGCTGTCAGGTCCTCGGCGATCTTGGCCACGAAGTTCGCGCGGGTGACGGAGACGTTCGAGCGCAGCGGGACCGGGGCGTATGAAGTCGTGTTCGAGTTCTCGTACGCGAAGATCTCCTTGATCGCGCCCTCGATCTTGTCGTAGCCGACTTGGGACTCGACGAATCGGATGCCACGTCGTAGGCGCTCGTCGCACCAGGCGAGAATTTCGAAGTCCCGCGTGCCGGGCTTCTCCTCGTCGTAAACCAGCGGCGGGAGGTCGTAGAAGTCCTGGCGGGGCGCGGCGAGGGTGAGTCCCATTGGTCCCGATTATACACGCGAACTATTCGAGCAGTACACTTCTCTCTAAATAACCCAGTGCAGTTATCGGGATGGGTGGATCTTGCCGCCCGTATACTTCTTCCATATGTTTCAGGCATTGTGCGAGCGCGACAGGGGCATCTTCTCCCCAGCCGTCACAAACACCGTGCTCGAAGTAGAAGTTATAATGGCGCACAAAATTAGACACGTAAATGCCGCAGGGCTTCCGTGATAGCTTCCGCACCGGCTTTGCGTGCATCCGCGTTCGGCTCATTCGCTGTTTGCTTAATTAAACGCGAGAGCAGATACGTAATATGCCGATTTGTTGTATAGAAACTGTCGCGGATGTGGTTCCAATCCCAATGCGCCGGAGATCCTTCAGGGATCATTCCGGTTTCGACATAGTCGCAGATCTTAGCATGCGCGTCGGGGAAGATCGCCATAATCTCCCAAAGGGTCTTGGGTTCCGGGTATGGCGGGGCTTCCATTACTTGCGCTTTTTTGCGTCCAAACATAATCCTCCTCAGACCGGGGCTACTGCGGTGAACACCTGCCCATCCGGCGACTCGTCCGTGAATGGCCCGCTCGCAATGGCCGCCCGGACGTCGTCGATCAGTGCTTCGGTCACGTGCTTCGGCGTCGCAGGGCGCTCGGGTTCGAGCCACGGAGACGGCTCATTCCCGGGATGGAATGAACTCGCCTCGTGGACCAGCCCGGTCTCGCGCTCGTAGCTCGACATGGAGAGAATCTCCCGCCGCTCGAAGCCTTGCGCTGCGTAGACCTCAGGCATCGGCTGGTCGGCGCGTGGCGGCGTCCGGCGCTCTCCGGTGACGGGATTGTAATAGACCACCGCGCGCTCGGATGTGTGCACCTGCGCGTGGCGTTCCTTGCGCGGAGTGCCGCATTTGATGCAATGCGCGTGAGCAGCGGCGTTCTGCGTTTTGCACCCGCCGCACCACCAGAGATAGAGCGTCCGTCTCAATAGACCGCCCCCATGATCATCCGGTAGAGATGGTTCTCCCACATGTAGGTCGCTGGGTCCTGCGGGCCCATGCGCCGCTGGAGCCGCGCCCAGTCCTGCGGGTCGATCTTAAACGTGACCAACGTCCCATCCGGGCCTTCGGTCACGACGCACTTGGGAGTTGGGATCGATTCCGTTGCGGTGATCTTCTGCTTAGTTTGCGTAGGAGCGGGCATGGGACGATGATACACCGTGCGCCGGAAGCGATCAATCCCAGTCCGCCGTCGCCTGCGTGCGCCAGTCGGAGAAGCTCCCTAGCGAATCGTCCAGCGTGGGGGCCATTTGCTGGAAGTCCGAGATCACCTTGGTCGTGACTGGCTCCTCCGTCCGCTCCACCTCGTACGTCCAGGCGTGCCCGCCCCAGAATGCGAGGTTCGCCGCCACGAACCGATCGTCATGATACCCATACGCCGCGCGGGCGCGCATCTTCTCCAGGTCGATCTCCGCGTTCGCGTACTCGTCCAGCAGGAACCTGGAGTTAATCCGGGCGTTCCGGTTCATCAAATGCCGCCGGGCGCGGTACCAGAGCAACTTGGTCGACTCGCGCGTAGAGCGCCAGCCGATGCGAGTCGTCTCCTCCGCAACGCTGTCGATGTACTCCCACATCCACAAGTTCCCATATCCTAGCCTGAGCAGCTCTTGCGTGGTGAGCATCCCAGGCCCGGGCCAGGCTTCGTAGATAAACTCGCACTGGTCCTCCTCGTCCCCAGCGTAGATCCGCCCGAGCACATTCGCGACCCTCGCGAATTCCACCGCGTCGCAGGGGGCGGCAAACTCGGCCACTTGCAAGTCCCGATAATGCCAGCGCGGGCGCTTGGTGACCTCGTCGATCAGCTGCACCCCGTGCTCGTTCAGCACCGGCTCCTTCAGCCCATCGACTTCGAAGATCTCCAGCGCGGCGTTATCCACTTTGTGATCTCCGTCCGTTCGAGTGCCCCCGACCAGCCCGTTATGCCTTGGGTCGGATCGCCGCCCATAATATACTTCGCGCCCTTGCGGGGCGGATGCCACATAAGCAGGATTCCCCGGGGGTCCTTGGAGTTGAGCACGCTCTCCCAGGACTCTTCGCAGTACGGCTCAATGTGCGAGCCCGCGACGTGGAGCATCTCGGGGAACTCAGGCGGCAACGTGCACCTCGTACGGTCTCGGATCCCGGACATCCAGTTCCATCCGCTCCAGCAGCTCCACCGGGAGTGCGCCCTGGGCCCAGTTGGTGAAGCTCTGCTCGGGCGTCGCCGGATAATTCGCGAGGAAGCTCGCGGTCTCGTTATTCTGCGCGTGCATCGCACGGGTCGACTGCCACCAATACAATTGGTTCCGCGTGAGATGAACCGTCATCCCGTTGTTGAACTCGGGCGAAGTCCTCGCGACCATCTCAGCGTGCTTTAGCGTGTGCTCTTCCGGGTGCCAGTCGTCCGGCGCGTTCGCCACGTATTTTGTGCTGTTGAGATACCACGGGACGAAGATATATATCCAGTCCTCAAATCCCGGCCGTCGAGCGCGGCACTGCTCGGAGACCTCCTGCCAGTAGCCGCCCTTGCCAGCGCTGGTTCCCTCCTGGACGTGCAGCGTGCCGATTGACTTGGGAATCGATGGGATGAAGCTGTAGCGTATCCGCTGCGGGTAGCTCCAGAGCGGGACCTCAGTCAGGTGCGAAACATCCTGCTGGGTCCCGGTCCCGATCCCGGTCTGCTGGTTCTCGGCCTGGTAGCTCATCCGGGTCGAGAGCGGCGCGCGGAACCCGATCTCCTCGTCCTTCACGTTCGGATACGGATCGCCCGGGTAGAGCCAGAACGGGAGGTTCTGGATCGCCGTCAGATCGCGCTTGTAGAGCTCCCCGGTCCCAGCCGGGCCGTCCTTGAGCGTCGCCGCGAATGCGCGCGTGCCCGGCCAGAAGAGCATCCGGTGGAGCTTGGCCGCGCCTGCCGTCGCGGTGAACGCCACCTGGCGGCACTTGTGTGCATAGACCAGGATCCCTGCGGTGTGCTTATGCTTGGCGTACTCTGCGTGCACCACTTCCTCGCGTTTGCCGAGATCACGGATGAACTTGCGCTGGGATTCGAGCAGTCTTGCGGGGCCGATGCCGGACTCGGTTCCGACGCCCGGGTCACGGTCGAGTGCGTGGTACCGGGAGAGGTAGTATTCGAAATCCGCCTTGCACAAGATCCGCTCACTCTCGATGAACTCGTTCTCGGCGGCGTCCAATGGCCGGGCGAGTTGTCCATCAGGCAGGAGCGTGCCGTCCTGCGCGCGACGGAGCTTTTCCAGCTTCCCCGAGATTTCCAGCGAGCGATCTCGCGAGAGCCTGCGAAACTTCAGCCCTGCCTTCTGCGCGGCGAATAGCCTCCGGTCAGTGATGTTGGGCGAATACATTTAATGCCGCATCTGCACATGCGTATTCATGGCGTCGATGATCTCCGGCGGAATCTCGGACTCAAGCGCGGCATTGAAACTTGGAATTCCGCCGTGCTCGCACTCGGTACATTCGTAAAATAAGTGCGGAATCTTGTCGTCCATTAAAACGTGTAGATGGAATACAATTGTTCGCAACACAAGACCTGCGGGGTCTAGTTCTTCATAACGCGAGAACACACGCATGGGCACAGGGAATCGAATGTCTGGTAGGACTTTCATGATAAGCTGCCTTCCCACTCGTCGTCCTCCGGCGCGAAGGGATCTTCCCGCTCGTCCTCGCGTCCGGTGTACATCACTTGAGTATCGGTGCGGCTCGGTGCCTCAGTCACTCGGCGGATCGCGGGCTTGCGTTCGGCGAGTTCGAGCTCATAAAGTTCAGCGATAATCGCGAGCGACTTGGCGATCGAGTGGAATGGATGGAGGAATTGGCTGACGCGCTGGCCGAGGCGGAAGAACATGCGAACTATTGTACGTTGTAAATCATCCGGGTTCAATCTCTATGACCATTGGGTCGAGCCGTGCCACGGCGGAGGGCATTGACTGCCCTCCTAGGTTGTTGATAATCTGAATCCCCATGCCTTTGCGGTTGATCGCCCCGGTCTGCTCCAGTAGCTTCTCCCGGGAGAACTCATCTCCCGGCTCGCGGAGCTTGCCCCGAGTGCATCCTGCCGGGCAGTCGCGGATCCAGACCGGGATCTCCTCAGTCACTTCTCCCAGTTCAGGATCTTTGACCTTCCGCGAGATCATGCGAAGAATCCGATAGCCGGGCGTCTCCGGCGGGAGTCCCTCGTCCGCGTTGACAAATCCCAAGCCGTCACACCGCTCACAGCAGATCATCCGTGACTCCGCATCGACCGCCATCGCTTGGTTGATCTTAGGCGCCGCCGCCTGGGCCAATGCGAGCGCGCGGGCGTTGTGCGCCTTGCTCACCCAGGCCATCATCTCGCTCATGTCGATCGTCGCGCGCTTGGCACAGTAAACCAGCGGATGTTTCGTCTTCGCCGACGAAGGAAGCGCGAGGTATTTCAGGAACAGCTGGAACCGGATGTCCGGCGAGCTGGCGAGCGCGGCTTTGAGCGCGGGGTCCGAGGCGAGGCCAATATCGTCCAGATACCGCGCGTACTCCGTATCCAGATGCGCGTCGGATCCGGCTGGGACCAATCCCCCCACTCCTCGCACACCGTCTCGCTCCTGGATCAGCTTCCGTCTGGGTTTGATCGCCATGACGAACATTCTATTCTAATCCCGCCCCGAACGTGTTAGCATTCCATCAAATGGAACGCACACTCAAGCTGCTCGCACTGTTATTGTTCCTGGCCATTGCGGGATCGTCCCAGGTCGTCAACCGCCAGATCCAAGTCGTGACCGTCGCGCCGTCGGGCGCGTGCGCGGCGTCGAATATCGATCTGCTCACACCGAATGGCTCGCTTTACACTTGCGTAAATGGGACCTGGACTGCACTCGCGGGAGGCGGCACGGGCACAGTGACCAGCGTCTCCTGCGTCTCGGGATGCTCGGTCGCTAATCCCACCACGACCCCAGCGATCACCGTGACCGCCGGAGCCGGAACCGTAACGAACACCGGGAACCTCACAGCGCTCAGCGTCGTCGTGGGCAATGGCACAGTGGATGAGAAGGTCTCGAATATCGTGGTCGATTCCGGTCTGAATAACCTGACGCTTCCGGCTGGCGGGATTCTGACCGCCCCGGGCGGAGTCTCCTCCGGGACCTCCCCGCCTTCGCTCACTGCCGGGACAGGTGGCGCGACAGCGGCGGCGGAAGGCACTGCGCCTAGCGTCGGCGCGGCGGCAGGTGTAGACGTGCTCTACGCAAGCTCTACACAACATGGGTTCCTTGCCAGCTTTAACAACGGCTCGTTCCTGCCGCTAGTCCAAGGCCCAGCGTCCACGACCTCCGGCAATGCGGTTCTTTGGAATTCTACCAACGGCGGGTTGCTGTCGGATGCTGGATACGTTCCAACCACGAATGCGCGGACGATCTCCACGACCTCTCCGCTCGGCGGTGGCGGGGATCTGTCCGCTAACCGGACATTCACCTGTACGACCTGCACGACCAATGCCTCGGCGCTGACTGCTAACCTCCCTGTCATTGGCGCTGGTGGACAGGCCACGGCAGTTGGCACGCGCACCGGGAATACTACTCAGTTTGCTTCCTGGACCGGAGCGACCACGGCAGCGAGATGCGTTGACACAGACGCAAATGGCAACTTGCAGGTCACTGGTGCGGATTGCGGATCTGGAGGAAGCGGCGCTGCGGGCGCAAGTCTGTTCTCAACAACCGGATCGACCACTGTCACGGCGACTAGCCCTACGACACTGATCGGCGCGACCACCGGAAGTACCACAGTAGCGGCAAACACCTTCACAGCAGGGCAGGTCTTGCAGATCGTAGCGCAGGGCTACTACTCTACTCCGGCGACTCCAGCTAGCCTAACAATTACAGTGAATGTCGGAGGAACTATCAGAATTACTACTGGTGCCGTCGTTCAGATCGCATCCGTGACCAATGGCGTTTGGCGTTTGAACTGTATGCTGACTACGCGCACTGCGGGAGCCAGCGGAACGCAGATTGCTAACTGTATCTTTGAGGGCACTGGGTCTACACTAACGCCGGGGGAAGCACCGCTACAAACTGCCTCCACCTGGACCATTGACACCACTGCGACGCAAGCGTTAGATGTCGTAGCGACGTGGAGCACGGCCACCGGATCTCCGACGATTACGAGCACCAACGTTGCGGCGTGGATACCGGGAGCGCCCGTAACGAGCGTAAACACCAAGACTGGCGCAGTGGCCTTGACGCTTAACTCCTCGGACTTTGCGAACGAAGGCACGACGACTACGGTTCTGCATGGCGCGGCGGCGGGGAACCCTTCGTTTGGCGCAGTGGTCAGCGCCGATCTCAACATCACCACCACGACTTGCACGGCTCCGCAAGTCCTCACAGCAATCAGTGCTACTGGAGTCGGCACCTGCACCGCCCCGCTACTCACGCAGAACTCGCAGAGCGCAGCCTACACCACCGTCCTGGGCGACGCTGGGAAGCAGATTTATCATCCCGGCGCGGATACGACGGCGCGTACCTGGACCATCGATTCTAACGCGAATGTAGCCTATTCCATCGGCACTTGCATCACATTCATCAACGACACTTCGGCTGGCGTCATTACCATTGCAATCACCAGTGACACCCTGGTTCTGGCGGGGGCAGGTACAACCGGATCGCGCACGCTTGCGGCGTCGAACGTAGCCACTGCTTGCAAGATGACATCTACGCGCTGGATCATCAGCGGAAGCTCGGGGTTGACGTAAATGAAGCGCGCACTTCTATTCTTTCTCGCGGCCTCTGCCTTCGGGCAAGTCGTGCCAGATGCCCTGAACTACCGTGCGCCGATAAGATTCCAAATTCAGGGCCGGCTGCTGGCTTGGAACACACCCGCTGCTGGCGGCGGTGCAATCACCCTCATTACGCACGTTGGAGCGCAATCCTCCAACGGCGGCAACTCCGTAACAACTGGTTCCGTTGATACGTCTGGTGCGAATTTGCTTGTATGCGCGACGATAGCCGGGACCTCGACCCCCAATACTCCCACGGACGCCAAAGGAAACACCTGGACTGGACTTACGGCATATCATCCGACTGGCGGCTCTGTGTTCGTAAAAATGTGGTACTCGGTTCCGACCACAGTTGGCTCGGGAGAAACTTTTTCCTTTTCCCAATCCAGCACATTCCCGTCCATCTTCTGCGGCGCATGGAGTAATTCAATCGCAAGTCCTTTCGACGTAGAAAACGGAAACGGCACCACTTCTAGCCCTGTCCAGCCGGGAAGCATCACGCCAAGCGCCAACAACTATCTGGTAGTCACCTCCGCCTATTCAAACGCCGCGACTGGAGCGCCTACCGTTTCAGGCGGTAGTGTAACGCTTCTGGATTCCGCCGCGCTCTCCGGGGGGAACGCTTACGGTGGTGGTCTTGGATACGTTGTCCAGACAACCGCTACGGCTGTCAATCCTACATGGGCCAGCACCGGGTCTCCATCAGAGATGGCATCTGGGATCGCCAGTTTCAAATGAAGCTAGTTTTCGGCATACTTGTTGCAGTCGCACGCCTCGTGGCTCTAGAGCCGTGGGTCGTTTATGGGACCGTGTACGCGCCCGTCAGCGAAACTTTTCTGCAAGAACCAACCGTTCTCTACACGACCACCGACTGCGTGGTGCTCTCCAATCCCTGCTTTCAGATGTACTACACCGGGAACAGCAACGCGACTTGGTATGCAGAATCAGCGGATGGTAAAACAAACTGGACCCGCTATACATCATCTGTAGTCGCTGGGCACACGGAATCCTCAGTGCTCAAGATCGGCTCGACGTACTATTTTTATGGAGTGAACACGGGTGTTGACCACACAAAAATTGATCTCTACACGTCCTCGGCCAATAACCCGGTGTCATTCACTTTGAATACAGCGGCGGTGTTGACAATCGGAACAGCCGGAACCTGGGACGATACGCTGCTTTGGAACAACAGCGTCATTCGTGTGGACGCAACCCATTGGTACATGATCTATGAAGCTACGGGCACAACGCACAATGGAACTTTTGAGTGCGGGAGCGCGACATCCTCAGATGGAATTACTTGGGTAAAGGGGAGCCTTAATCCTACCTCCGGCCCGCTGACTGCGCCAGCGCAGTGCGGGAATCCCTGGCTGACGAATTTCGGTGCTAGCTTCTACTACTGGGCTGGAGCGGGTCAAACTTGCGCCGGGAGCACTTCGCAGTTCACCCTCAGTAGCACTACAGTATTTAATTCTGTGTGGCCCTCCGTGGTGCCTGCATTTTGCAGCGATGGGATGGGAGCAGAATCTTCCTATGCCGCCGATCCAACGCTCATCCAGGTCGGATCGCAGACGTATATGTATTACGCGGCGTCAAATGGCGTTGTTTCTGTGATCCGGCTGGCCATTGCCAACCAGACTATCGCGCAGTTGGTGGGCGCGACAACTGGCGGCTCATCCTACTCTGGCAAGATCACCTTCGACGGTCCAGTGGCGGGGAATTGATGAAGTCCAGCATCCAAGTGGGTCTGTTGGCTCAGTGGGATAAGATACTATCCCGTCGATCTACATTGGGATCAACCACGCGCAAGCTACTGGGCGGTTGCGCTGCCGGACTGCTATTCGCATCGCTGGTGTTTGGGCAAGTCACCACGCCCACAAATGTAACCGCAAGCGCAGTTGACTCGGATAAAATCTATGTCTCCTGGACGGCTTCCACCAGCGCGGCAGGGATCAACCATTACATCATCGAAACGCACAACGGTAGCAATGTCGATACGCGGCTCGTCATAGGCTCCAAGACCCTAGCGGCAGTTGTTGACTTAGCCTCAGCAACCACATACAACGTGGATGTCTACGCGGTCGATAACAATAACGTCTTATCCGCGACATCCGCCACTGTTCCCGTGACTACTTCTACATATGCCCAGTCGTCACTGGCACGTTTTTCGGGATTCGTGAATACTTCGTTCCGTAATGCCGCATCTTTCGGTTCTAGGGAAGCTGTGTTCATAACACAAAACAGCGGCAGCGAGACTTATCACGTTGGTGTGTATGAAAACGGAATCCAGACATTGTTGGCGCTGAATGCGCTTCAGGTGAATGACTTCTCCTGTGTGGCGTTGCTGTCCCGAACGTCTTTTGTCGCATATTACGAGACAACCGGGAACACGGTGGTCTTTGACGAATACCAGATCGATAACGCCAATCCGCCCACTTCCGCATCGCTAGTAAATCGCTTCACTCTATCCGCCGCTTCCGGGACGCACAGCCTCAATGATTGTACGGCGTTGTCTAGCGGCGGATTTGTGGCCTCCTTCAGCTATCTGACCAGCACGGTAGCGACGTTTGTGTACCGCAACCCAGCAGGCACTTGGTCTAACTTCAACCTCTCGAACTCCCAAGTAGGGACTCGCATCGCTATTACCCAGCATCCCGCCACTGGCGAAATCTGGGCCTTCATGAATGAGGATGGCGCCCCTAACTTCAATATCAACGTGGCTAGGATGTCCGAGAGCGGCGGGGGACTAACGACTCCCACTATCACGGTGGGGTTCCTGAACTTCATGAGCGCCGTCCCGCCGAATCGAGAATGGCCCTGGATCGTAGCACGAGCGAACCCAGTACGAAACACCATCATTGTCGGCTATCAGTCCGATCCTTCGACCATTCTCAACACCCAATACGCGGGATGGTCAGGGGAAGGTGGTTGCACGCCTAATGTATTAGAGGTGAACTGCGCCGCGCATGTGGGATTTGCTGAAATCACCGGAGCTGGGAGCAAGACCTTCTTCCAGACTGCGGATTTCGTAGAGCGCTTGGCTCCGTGGGGTGATTTCGGCTTCGACTCCAGCGGTAACCTGACAGCGGCTTATGCCAAATTCAACCTAACCGATATGTCGCGGGATGCGATCTTTTCCAGCGTTTACAACTTTAGCTCCTGGACGACGCCGCAGTATATTTCCGACCACTGGTTCCAGGATCGCGGGAAAGTGAATGTCATCGGAACGCAAACGCTAGTGCAGGGACCTGATGGGAGTTCTTATCTGGGTGTCAGTAATCCCCCTTCACCATCTGGTTCATGTACGCCTGACGCCAACGGCATCTGCATCACTGGCCTAAGTGCGATCCAAAATAACCTACTCGGCCCGCTCACGCCTTACGGCGCTAACCCCTGGATCTTCGGGGATCTTGCGGAGAAGGGCACAGCCGATAACATGGCCCCGATTGCTCTCGCGGCGGCTCCAGCGCTCGGCACTCCGCTCGCGGGGACGTTCTCCTGGATTCAAGGGAACCAGTTCTTCACGACCACAGTAGACCAGCGCGTCCCACTTGCTGGAGTCGCCTGGATCACCATCGCCTGGACGACTGTAGACGGCCCTGGAACCGGCCGCTTCATGTGTCCGATCTCCAGCGTGACATCGACTACCGTAGTTTGCGCCGATGGAGACTTTCAGCAGCCTTCGCAATCCGGCATGACAGGCTACCTGATGCCACCGCCCAATAGTTACGGCTGCGATTTCCAATGCTGGACGACTGAGAACCCGACTACGGTCTGGAATTACTACGACGTTGGGCACGGCTTGAACCGGCTCTGGATTCGCACCGGCAACACGACTTATCACACCCAGGCCCAGCAGTACGCCGACATCCAATGGCAGTGGACGCTCGACCACGGATACCGCAGGCAGCTTGCGCCGCGCGCAGCGGCTATGCTGGGTCAGTTCTTCCGCGTGACCGAGGGCCACACTGAGAGACTTCCTGGACTCTACACTTGGATCTCTAGCGAGGTCCCGCGGTGGGCGGACCCTTCCGCAAGCCCGGCGATCGACAACCGCGAGGCTGGCTATGTGCTCTGGGACATCGCGCTCGGCGCGAAAGTGGACACCGATCCTACCCGGCACGCGCAGTATTGCTCCTGGCTCTCGACCTACACGTCGATCTGGAACTCCGTCCAAGCCCCGGATGGATCGTGGCCAGAGGCGGAGTACGCGATAAATCCATTCTTCGTAGCGGCACCGAAGTTATTCGCGAATCCGTTTCTCTATCCCGGTGCGCCATGGCGCGAGGCAATCAACGTCAAAGCCATGGAAGCGTCCTACGAGTCTCTGAACGATAACGGAGCGCAGGGATGCGGCAATCCGTCGCTCGCCGCGGCGACCCTAGCGGTGATCATCAAGGCCGTGACTTGGCAGAACAACTACGGAAGGGACACATCGAACCGGGGGATTTACTATGAGGTCAACAGCCAGTCGAACGATCAACTGACCATCTCTCCTGGTGCCGGGACCGTGGCCATCACCAATGGCTCGACCAGCATCGTCGGGACCGGGACGAATTTCCTCACGCAGTGCACCTCGAACCCATTCATCGGCCTGAACACTCCCCGGACGATCTACAAGTTCTCCGCCTGCGCCGACAATACCCACGCGACGCTCACGGTTCCGTACGGGCTCTATGGGGAGGTTGGCAATCTCAGCGGGAGCGCAGTGGCTTATGCGCCGAGCGCCTCTGCTGCTTGCCATTCCTCGGCGACCTACTGCAACAACGGCACCGGGGACCGGAACCTGACCCGCACTGTCTGCGGCGGGATCGCATGGCTCTACGCGCAGACACTGAATGCGACCTACCTGGCTTGGACGGATGAGTGTCTCGCGGCTCAGCTGGGCGGCCCCACCGCTGGCCTCACCTCCGCGGCCAACGAGGGCTTGAAGACCTTGCCATGCTCGGGCCCAGCCTGCGACGGCCTAGTGACGGACACCTGGGAAGCGGCGGCGAACTGCAACACAACCGGCAACACCCCGCCGTGCCTGTTCGGGAACCTCGGTGCCGATAACATCACCATCCTGGGCAAGAACTACGGCGAGGCGTTTGGAGCGCCGGGGATCGACAACGCGCTGGGATGGCGTCTCGCCTCTAGCGCGCCGGTGATCACCACCACGAATCCGCTTCCGTCTGGGACCATCGGGACTCCGTACTCATTCGCGTTCACCGCGACCGGCTCGGGGACGATCAACTGGAGTGCAACGGGACTGCCGTCATGGGCCACGCTATCGAGCGCGGGCCTTCTCACCGGGACGCCGAACGCCGTCGCCACGACTACAATGGCCGTCCGCGCGACGAACTCCGTTGGGAGCGCGGGACCGACGAACTTCTCCCTCACAATCGCCGGAGTCCCGCCTGCGATCACCAGCGTGAGTCCGCTCCCCGGCGGCACGAATGGGACGGCGTACTCGTTCCAGTTCACTGCGACTGGCACCAGCCCAGTCACATGGTCCGCGACTGGACTCCCGGCGTGGGCGAGTCTATCGGCTAGCGGCCTT